GTACAGCTGGACTTCCCTCTTGGGCAGGCATTCCCGGAGCTTCTTATATGTCGCAACAGTGGCAACAAGAAAATCTACCCAGCACTACAAGTTATAAGCCTGTTCAAACTATCACTACTGCGGATAGTGCTCCTGCCACTACTACTGACACTACTACAGCAACAGCTGAAGTTACATCTACTACAGGAAAAGAAGCTTGCGAAAAGATGGGCATGGTTTTTGATCCAGAAACTCAGCAGTGTATAATTAAACAAGATCCCTCCGGTTCAGATGATCCTACTGTAACACCCGATCCGGGCACTGGGGGTTTTCAGTTTAAAAAACCTGATGTAGATTACTTTAGCATGTCCGATGAAGACCTTGCTAAGGTTGGTTTAGAGAGTAGTAATAAATTTGAAGATAAGGCAGGAAAGTTAATAGCTAGTAGTTTAGCTGGCCCGGTGGGTCTTATAGGTTTCGGATTGTTTGACTCTGCAAGACAAGGCTCTACAATTGCAGAAGTAAGATCTGCAGCATTGGTAGCTGCCGCTAAGGGTAATACTGCGTTAGCAGATACACTGAATAAACGTGCAGAAGAGCTAGTAGGAAAGTCTAGCTTACTTGTACAAGGAGCAGATTACTTTGGTGCACTTAGTGGTGTAAATGATTTTGTTCAACAAATTGCAGCATTTGCCCCGATTAATTTTAAAATTAATAAAGAACTCTTTGGTGATAATGAAGTTGCATATCAACGTGCTGTGATGGCTTCCGTTACACCCAAAGATGACGGTCTTGGTAAAACAGCAGAAGAACGTGCGGCTCAAAAAGCACTAAGCAATAAAAATTCTTTTGAAGAACTAAGTAAAACCGACAGGTCAGAAACCTGGAAAGGACAAACTAAAGAAGTTGGCGGAGTAAAGGTTAAACAATTTCAACCTGCTAAAACGGCAGCTGAAATACAAAAGTCAAAGAATGATGATAAAGATAGCCCAGCTCAAGCAGCAGCAAAAAATAAAGCAAAGGCAGAGGCAGCAGCTAAGAGGCTTGGAGTAAACTTAGCTACTGGTGGTAGATACAAAGGCGGCTTGATGAAGAAAACTAAAAAGAAATAATAACTGCACTACAACAACGATAAGGCGACCTAGCAATACTGCTAGCCCCAACATAAGGAAGTAAAAATGTCCGAAGCAAATACAATCGAATCCCCAAGATCAGCTGGCTTTGTAGATCGTGGATTTAACCACGCTCGTAAAAAAGCTAGAATGGAAGAAGAGGAAAAAGAAATTGCTCACCTAGAAGCTGAAGCTCGTGGTGAGGAAGTTGATGAAAAAGCAGAAGAAACTACGGAAGAAGTAGTTGAAGCAGTCTCTGAAGAAGATGACTCTAACTTATCCAGAGAAGAAAAGTCATTTAAGAAACGGTATGGTGACCTGCGTAGGCACATGCAGCAAAAAGAAAAAGACTGGGAAGAGAAGCTAGAAGCTCTTGAAAACCGTATGAATAGTGAAGGTATTAGAGCACCTAAGTCTGACGAAGATATTGAAAAATGGGCTAGTGAGTACCCAGATGTAGCTGGTATTGTAGAGACAATTGCAGCCAAAAAAGCTCAAGAGATGTTTCAGAAAGCAGAGTCACGTCTGTCAGAGCTAGATAAAGTACAGTCAGAAGCCGAACGTAAAAAAGCTGAAGCTGCTATAATGGAAACTCATCCCGATTTCTATAAACTAAAAGCTTCAGACGAGTTCCATGATTGGGCAGAGGAACAACCTAAGTGGGTACAAGATGCAATCTATGAGAATGCAGATGATCCAGCCTCTGTCGTTAGAGTTATCGACTTGTATAAGTCTGATAAAGGCCTTACTAAAACTGCTAAAAAAGCTTCTACCAAGAAGGCAGCAAGTCTAGTAAGCAAAGGTTCCAAAGCTGTTGTGGAGGCGAGTGAAACTGCAGGTCAGATTTCTGAGTCTGAAGTTGCACGTATGTCTGCTCAAGAGTTTGAAGAACGTCAAGATGAAATTACCAAAGCTATGAGGACTGGTAAATTTATCTATGATATGTCCGGTAATGCACGTTAGGTGTTGACATCTATCTTTACCGGAGTATAACTATTGGCAGGAACAAGAGCCTCCCTTGTGGACTACCTCTCTTGCCAAACAACCCTTAAAACTTAAACATACGAATAAGAACTACCTGGATAAGTACAGGCCCGTAAAACTTATGGTTGGCCAACCGTTAGTCTAGCGCACCCTAGAAAACATTCAGCCTCTTTGCCTTGTTGTTTAGTTTCTATGAGTTGAGGTATATACCTTAAACTCGTATATATCTCTATCTTTAAGCCAAACATTCTAGGAGAAAGAAAATGGCATTCGCATCAGCTGGGGGTTATACCAACCTCCCGAACGGTAACTTTAGTTCCGTTATCTATTCGAAGAAGGTACAACTTGCCTTCCGTAAATCAACTGTAGTTGGTGATGTAACTAACTCTGATTATTTTGGGGAAATTGCAAACCAAGGTGATACAGTTAAAATTATCAAAGAGCCTGAGATTTCAGTTGCGGCATATGCCCGTGGCCAGAACATCACAGCACAGGATCTTGATGATGAAGACTTCTCCCTTGTAATCGACAAAAGCAACTACTATGCTTTCAAAATCGACGACATCGAAGAAGCTCACAGCCACGTAAATTTCATGGATCTTGCAACCAACCGTGCGGCTTACCGCCTGGCTGATCAGCATGACCAAGAAGTTTTGGGTTACCTGACAGGTTACAAACAGTCTGCACTACATGGTTCTGCAGATACTGTGAATGACACTGTGAATGGTACAAAAGCTGTAGCAACTGCAGGTTCAGATGAATTGCTTTCAAGCATGAAACTGAAAAAGAGTGACTTTGGTAACATCACAACAGCTTCTGCTGGTGACCACTCAATCCCTGTAGCAGCACGTCTACCAGGTGCAACTGCACTGCCAACTGCCTACGTTTCCCCAGCTATGCTGGTGGCTCGTATGGGTCGTTTGCTAGATCAACAGCAAGTTGACACACAAGGTCGTTGGATTGTAGTAGACCCAGTGTTCATGGAAGTACTTCGTGATGAGGACTCACGCCTCTTCAATTCAGACTTCGGTGAATCAGGTGGCCTTCGTAATGGTCTTGTCTTGAACAACTTCCACGGTTTCCGTGTATACAGCTCAAGCAACTTGCCAGCACTGGGTACTGGTCCAGGTACAACAGGTACTGCAAACCAGAATGCTAACTTCGGTGCAATCGTAGCTGGTCATGATTCTGCTGTCGCAACTGCGGAGCAAATCAGTAAGACTGAAACTTACCGTGACCCTGACAGCTTTGCTGACATCGTTCGTGGTATGCATCTATACGGTCGCAAGATCCTTCGTCCAGAAGCTCTTGTAACTGCCAAATATAACTTAGCATAAGGGGAGATTAAACAATGAACGGTATTCGTATGATCTCAGTAGAACTTGAGGCAACAGCACTGTCTGCTGGTGCCAATACAGTTGCTACTCTTCCTGCACAAACAGTTATCTTGGCTGCTGGTGTAGAAGTCACAGAAGCACTTACAGGTGCATCTGCTTTGACTTTCGATATTGGCACTGGCCTTGATGATGATGCTTTTGTTGCAGCTTATGCAATGGCTAGTAAGGCAGTAGGAGCAGTAGCTCCTTCTATTGCTGGCATTGCTTACCTGACAGCAGAAGACACACTGGACCTTACAGTTGATACCCTTACAGGTACAGCAACAGCAGGTAAACTACGTGTGTGGGCAATGACTGCTGACGTTGATGGCAAAGGTGCTGCAGAAGTAGCTCGTGATCAAGTGTAAGTAAATAATCTTTAGGGGCTGGGAAACTGGCCCCTTTAGGCTATCCAAAGGATTTTTGTAATGGCTACTTATGTTTCACTGGTAAATGAACTTCTTAGAAGAATGAACGAGGTCACCCTTGATCTTGCGGGTGATGGGTTCGATACAGCACGTAATGTTCAAGCACTAGCAAAAGATGCAATTAATAGTAGCATTAGACTTATTCTACAAGATGGTCAAGAGTGGCCATTTCTTAAAAATACTTACACTCAAACTTTAACAGCAGGTACACGTCAATATAACTTTCCTGCAGACTACTCCAGTGCTGACTGGGATACTTTTTACATCAAAAAACTTTCATCTAAAAACAATGCCCCTCAAAGACTGGGTGCTATTTCCTATGAAAACTATATTCAGAACTATAGATCTTCTGACGATGGTGGTGATACAGTAAACGGTGAGTCTGCCCCTTCGATTGTGTATCAGACCTATGGAGAAGCTTTTGGCGTAACTCCCGTACCTAATGCTGCGTATGAGATTGAGTACGTATACTGGTCTTTCCCTTCGGACCTTACACTATACAATGACGTATCAGTTATACCAGATCGTTTTAAGCACGTACTTATTGATGGTGCTATGATGTTTATGATGCGCTTCCGTAGTAACGAGCAGAGTGCAGCGATGCACCAGAATAACTTTGAGGATGGTATTAAGTCTATGCGCCGTGTCTTAATGGATGATGCTATTGAGATCCGCTCTACTGTAGTTACACGTGGTAATACATCTTCTTTTAGTGGCGGTCACTAATGGCTGAGAACCTAGCATCCTTTAAGGTATTCTGCCAAGGTGGTCTTAACACTAGCCGTGATGTGCTTTCACAAGGTGAGACACAGCCTGGTTCAGCTATTTCTTTGATTAACTACGAGCCTGCTGTTACAGGTGGTTACAGAAAAATTAATGGTTACTTAAACGACTATGGTACTGTTACAGGGACAGGTAGTGTCTTAGGTGTCTGCGTAGCTAACGGGATTAACGATGGTATTCTTGCTTGCCGTAAACCCTCTAGTGGCAACAACTACCTCCACTACTGGAATGATTCTACAGATGCTTGGGTGGCAGTAACTACTTCAGGCTCCCCTACTATGACAGGTGTTTCTAAAG